AACTTTCTTCTTTTTATTCTTAATATAAGCAAGATAAGTAGGACTCTTTACCTTTACAGTTCCACCTGATCTTCTGGTTGCCTTATTACCTTCACCTCTATCAGAGTCTTCCCAGTCACCACCACCTCCAGTGGCTTTCTTAGAGTAACCTTTACCACCCAATCTTTCATTAACTATATCTTCACTTTTCAATCCTCGAACTTTAGCAGCAGTCTTTAATAATTTTGCTTGAGTCAACTTACTTGCCTCCGAGTTTCTAATTGCTTTTACTAACTTATCGTGTTGAACGATATCTTCTGATACTGATTCATTAATTTCAGAACTTGCCCCAGTAAGAGTCTGTCTTATTTTTCCTAGCAGTGACTCATCCATGACACCAGTATCTTTTCTAACAGAAGAACGTGACTTCAGACCTTTGGGTAAACCAGTATTAGGATCCCTATCCTGACCAGAATAGTAGTTAATATCCTTAGTATCGATTTGTCCTAAACGCTTCGGCATTTACCTAATAGTTTGTCTTAGTCTTTATTATTTAGAACACCTTTCTTTATAAGTTTCTGAAGATCAGAAGTACTACCTACAAACAAGGCATTATTTACTGTCTTAGTTACTCCAGTTGGTTTATCCAAATCACTCATTTTCTTTTGCAAATCTAATAACTTATCAGTTACATCACCAACAGATTTTATAAGTTGACCAGCAACTTCATATGCTCTTGGATGCTGACTATCTTGTGCTACATCTAAAATACCGTTGATCGCTTCTTGACCTTTCTCGACAAGATTGTATAGTTGTCCACGAGAATACTCATAATCTTTCTGAGGATCATCCCCAGATTTTATTTTTTTAGCATGAGAAGAACGAGTTGTACAACCAGACTCTTTGACTATTTCAGTCTTTACGTTCATTGCCTTTTCCAACTCATCATACTTTTCCATTACTGATCACTCCCCTGACTAGGGCTAAAGAATTTAGAATCTTGGAAGAATTCAATATCACTATCAAATCCAAAATCATCACCCACTTCTATAAGTGCGTGATCAGAAGCATTTATAAGGTTTACATTGTCACCACTACTATGTTTCTGTTCAGCAGTCCTATACTGAGCACGAGCAACAATAATATCAGTATTGTCTTTCTCTTCAACTCTCATTACTTCTTGGTTGATTTGAATGTATTGACCAACCACTAAGTTTACCCCACTAGTAACCTTCAATAAAGTCTTACCCTTTTCAAAAATAGCACTTAGTTGAACAGTAGCATCTGTGTTGTAATCTTTTGTGGCAGTAGGTGTGACAACGTATCTAACTTCTCTTGGTGCCCTAATAGCAGAAGAGTAATCGATTTGTACACGCTTGATAATTCCACCAGTTTCGTCTGTAGGAACTTCATTATAGAAGTATGTTTTTGCTGTAAATTCTAGATCATATATGATCGCTCTTCTTTCACTAAAATCACCTTCATACTCATCTTGGAAGTTTATGTCATTTAGTGTAAATGGAACATCCTTAGTTTCATTATGACCCTCTATCATATTAAGAGTAACATTATATGATGGTTGAAAAAATGGTAATATTTGCTCTAAGATCTGCAAAGCGTCATCTTGCAACTTTGTAGCAAAACTTAACCTAAACCCAATATTATATGGGACAGGCATGAATACCTTTTTAATTTTATTCTTACTACTATTAGGTACTAAACAAAATTTAGTTACAGGTGCTATCTTCCTTGAAGGATCATATTGATAATTTATTATTTCAAATGATAATCTAGGTAAAGTTATTGCTGCTTGACGATTGAAGTTTGACTGTTGTTCTACACGAGCAAGAAACTTCTGTATAGGTCCATATGCTATAGGAACCTTTATAGTACTGATAACAGCATCAGTAGAATCATTCTTATGCTTTACTGTTATATCATTAAATAAAGTACCAAAGGCGATTACCGTCTTTCGTATAGTTTCATTATAGAAATATTTTCCAAACATTATGCTTCACCGAATGGGTTTTGCTCTGTGAAGTCAAGAATTCCATCTGATTCAATCTGGATTTCTTGGTTATCTTCAAAAGCGTCGTCATCATCGTAGTTCACACTATTTATGCGGTATGAAGCAGTGATAGCAGCACCAACAGTAGTAAGAACTTCATTGATAGCAAATTTACCAGTAAGATTCTTAGCGGTAAGTTTTCCAGTACTAACATCCCAAGAAGTAGCATATGCAGTAGTTTCTGTATCTGTTCCCTTAATCGTATCGCCATAATGGAACGTTCCTATACCAATAGTTCCTGCAGCACCAACAGTTATAGATGGTGATAAAGTATAACCGTATCCAGCATTAGTAACCTGAATTGCAGTTAGACTACGATTAGATATGATTGCAGTACCTATTGCAGTTACACCACCTGAAGGTGCTGCAGAGAATGTAATAGTTGGTTGTATATTGTAATCTGTACCACCACTAGTGATAGTAACAATACCAACAGCACCTGTTGTAGCAATACCAACACCAATAGAAACACCTCCACCGTTACCATCAGTAGGTGAGACAGTTACACTTGGTAGTGATGTATAACCAAAACCTGGATCAGTAATCCTAATTTCTTGTAAGGATCTAGATCCTTGCGGATTATCAGTAGTAATAGCAACTGCTGTTGCTCTTCTACCAGTGCCATTAGGTTTAGATATGAGAATTGTAGGATCTCCTGTGTATCCTGTACCCTCGTTGAATATCTTTATTTGATGAATACCACCATTCACCAATGACGTTTCTGCTGTTGCAGTAGTTCCAACACCGACAAGTGTTAGAGTTGCATTGTATCCAATGGTTGCAAAATCATCATCAATTTCCTTGATACCAGTATCAATTTTCTCATCCTCATATTCAAATACTTCACATTTCAATGTGTATGAATAGTTTTCTTCTAACTGATAAAAGTTTGCTTCATGCTCAACATACTTTACTTCAAATAAAATATCAGCTAAAGGAAAATATATAAGATCTCCTTCTAAAGGTCTTACAGGATCTTTGGATAATCCTACTCCACCTTGATCCTGAAGTAACGGTACAATATACTCCTGAAATCTTGCCTTAGAAATGACAATACTCATTTCTGCTGTTGACCTTACTCCAAACTTTGTCAATAAATTATGGTTATCACCAAATCCTTCATAATTTTCAATATACCCTTCAATGGGAAAAGTTTTTGTAAAATCGGATGAAGTTACTTCCCTAAGTACAGTTTTTTTATTAACATAATGTCTAGGCATATAGGTAAACTCTATGCCATGCATTTGTATATGTTCGTCTACTAAAGACTGAACGAGATTTTGCTCGCCCTTATTACCGTGTACGAAAAAAGGATTTAACATTACCCAATCAAGTCAAGTGGTGGAAGTTCGACCTCGTATGCCATACGTTCTTCTATTTTTTCTAGTTCTGCTACACCATCTTCATATATTTGCCTACCATTAAGTTCAACTCCACCTGGTAATTTTACCCCCTGATACTTCATAAGATTTTGTCCCCACTGCTTTTTCAATAATGCAACAAAATATCTCCTTACCCATATATCACCATATATCCTGTTACCTGCAGCAGAAGGATCTAATGCTCTCCAACATTGAATAATAATAAAATCATCAACCTTTATACTATTCTTATCAGTATCAATATACAATCTATTCATTCGCCTATTATATCTTATCTGTTTATCTGGATGCAATATGAAATCTAGATCTTCCAAATATCTCTTAGTCATTGTGTAATTTAATACCTCAGTACTACTAAAGTAATAAATCTCATTCAAGAATAACTGATAGTTGACACTAAACATGTTAGTGCTTATCGCACGGTTATCCAGTTTCCAAACTTTTTCAACAGATATAACATGATCAGGAACTTGAATATAGTTCTGAGTTTCTTCAAAATTAAATGTTGTACTACCAATACCTGCTATATTAGAACTATTGCTTGTTGTAACAATACCAATAGTATTATCATCTGCTCTTCCACCTATAGAATCTACAAAATCCTGACTAACTTTATGCTTTAGATACATCAACTCAACACCATCCATATGACGGTTCTGATACATCTGGAAAGTATCTTCTAATAATTCATCTACCTGTTCATCAGCAACATTTATTTCTAAAACAGGTTCACCAAGCTGCCTCTTACCATAACGTACCAACTCTTGTCGATAGTTTAGCCATTCGGGCTTCGTCTGTGGTTCTTGGGCTAAATGACCTGACATATTATAATACTATTTTGAGTTATTTATGAACGTCTTACTACAACGTCAACTTCATCACCAGCAGTTAATGCTTGGTTGATTATAGTTACAGCAGGACTTCCTATAGTCCAGTCTTCAGTTTGTCTTATAAGAATACCATTCATATAAACTTGCATATTAGTTGATGTTGTATTTGAGTCTGATGGAGCAAATGAAGTTTGACCTTCGTTTGCTGTCAATCTATCTTCTGCCTGATCAGAACATATATCAATTTGTTCCCCTTCTCTTGCTGCTTGATTTAAAACTACTGCTGAAGTAGCATTATAATCAACAGTATTTCTAAGCCTAACTCCATTCAAAAATACTTTATAATTTTTTGCTGATGATAAATTTCCTGCTAAACTAAAAGTAGTCTGACCTTGAGTTGCTGTAAAAAATTCTTCTTCTAAAGTATGTCCAAAGTAAACAACAATAGTAACATCATCACCAACATTAGCACCACTATTCAAAGTAACTGTTTGTGGAGCAGATAATTGATAATCATTTGATGCACCAAGTCTTTGCTTTACACCGTTTACATATACCTGTGTTGAAAATGCAGTTGCCTGTGATCCGTCATCAAATACATTAGGGGCAGTAAATGAAGTTTGACCTTGTGTTGCTGTAGTTATACCACTACTCAATGATGTACCAGTACCAGTAGCACCTCCACCACCACCTGAAATAGTTTTGAAACTAAGACCACCATTTCCATCCGTGACAAGACTTTGATCTTCACTCCCGTCGGTTGAGGGGAAGGTAAATCCTGATATAGTTGATATACCAGTGGAATTTATATTACCACTGAAACCATGTGTTGCTGTAACAATACCAGTAGCACGTAGACCACCCGTTACAATAG